GATGACTCACCACGCCAAAGTGGATACATCTGAATTAGATGTTGAACCCATTTGGGAGTTTGTGGGTGAAGAAGATTGCCGCGTAGTGCAGTGGCTAGATGATTATTACCTGGTAGGCGTTCGCAGAGATACAACAACCAACGGCGTAGGCCGCATGGAGTACAGCCGTATTGAGATTGACTGGGATAACTGGGCAGTCAAAGAGGTTAGGCGTGTGCGCATCAAAGCCCCTGCTCCTAATACTTCTTACTGTGAGAAGAATTGGATACCTGTCCTAGATAAGCCTTACCACTTCATTAAATGGACAATGCCAACAGAATTAGTTTATGCCAACCCTATTAGCGGTGAGTGTGAGCAGGTTTTCCATAAGCCAACAGCGCCAGCACCTAAAGATCAGCGCGGATCTAGCCAGGTAATACGGTGGGGCAGTATGTACATCTCCATTACCCATGAGGTAGATCTGTTTAAGAATTATCTACAACAAAAAGATGCCATTTACCGTCACCGTTTAGTTGTGTGGGATCAAGAACTAAATGTTGTAGGACTAAGCAAGGAATTCTCATTCTTAGACGCTCGTATTGAGTTCTGTGTGGGTGCGGCGGTTCACAAAGGTAACCTTTTGGTGTCTTTTGGTTTCCAGGATAACGCCGCATTTATTTTGCAAGTACCTGGCGCAGTAGTAGAAGATTTAATTATGGAGGCACTAGCGTATGAAAATTGAGCAGTTAGTTATAGATTTATCTAAAGATCCATTTAATCCAGTGCTTAACTTTGATGTAGCGGTGGAGTATGAGAAGCAAAACCAAACAGCATCAGCCGTTTCTTTTTATTTGCGCACCGCAGAATACGGCTATGAGTCACACCCCACCCTGGTTTATGCGTCACTTCTTAAAGTTGCCCATTGTTTTGATGATCAAAATGACCGCCAGGCCACTGTGAGTAATTGTTTATTGCAGGCTGTTGCTTACTTGCCATACCGCCCTGAAGGTTATTTCCTTTTGGCGCAGTTCCATGAGCGTTTAGGACAATGGCAGGAGTGCTATACCTGGGCAAACATTGGATTGCACAATCAACTTAATTCACCGCTTCCTGTTCATGTCGGTTATGAAGGTCAGTATGTATTGCTATTTGAAAAGGCCGTGAGTGCCTGGTGGATAGGCCGCAAAGATGAGAGTCTTGAATTGCTACACAAGTTAGATGCAATGAAATTGACCCCTGACTATGAGTTTGCAGTTAAAAGCAATTTAGGGAGGCTTGCACTTGTTACTTTTTGATGTTGGCGCTAACCGCGGTGATGCAGTCCTTGCAGGGCTTAACCAGGGATACCGCGTAATAGCCTTAGAAGCCGCCCCACGCGTTTATGCAGAGTTGGTTGGTAACTTTATCTATAACCCTAATGTTGTGCCTCTTAGAATGGCAGTAAGTGACAAAGATGGCGAGCGCTTAAAGTTTTATGAAGCAGATGAAGATGGTTTAAGTTCGCTTAACCAAGATTGGCTCACCAAAGACGGCATGCCATACAAAGGCAAGCCTCACCGTGAGGTAGAAGTAAATACAATCACCATTGACACCCTTGCAAATACATACGGCAACCCTGATCTAATCAAGATTGATGTTGAAGGTGCTGAGTGGCAAGTGATGAAAGGCATGACACGGCACTACGGCGGATTGCTTTGTTTTGAGTGGACATTTGAAACCATGCACCAACATGAGGATCAGTTAGATTATTTGTTTACCCTGGGTTACAGAGAAATGGCCGCGCAATACATTGTGAACCATCTGCAAGAGCCTCAAGTGTGGGGCAAAATGCTATCTAACAACGCTAATGAATTATTAGCCTGGCATCAACTTACATCTGATCGTTGGATAGACGGCGGTTGGAAAGTAGCCAACCTACGCCCCACCGCAGATGTAGGTATGTTGTGGGTGCGTTAAGCAATGTCTCCAACAACTGTAAATGTGTTTGATCCAGTGCAAAGAATTGATGCTGAACTGTATTGAGCGCGCAAAGTAGGCGCTGAAGAAGTAGCCGCATTTGATGTGATTGTTACGCCTGCACCTTGAGCAATTGGCACTGCTCCTGCTCCAATACGCTGAACATAAACAACCTGGCCAGTAGTAAATACGCTAGGAGGAACAGTGATTGTTTGTGAAGAACCACTGTTCATTGTTACCCACTGATTAACATTTGCAGATACCAATGTGTAAGCAGTTGTTTCAGGGTCATAAGTGATAGTAGGCAAAACTCCAGTTGTGCCTTGCAAACCTTGAGTTCCCTGTAAACCTTGTGCGCCAGTTGTTCCTTGCGCACCGTTAGCACCGTTAGTTCCCTGAATTCCTGTTAAACCCTGAGTGCCAGTTACGCCCTGAATACCTTGAGCGCCAGTTAAACCTTGTGGGCCTTGAACATTTGGGTTAGGTGTAATTGAAACTGACATTATGCGATCTCGCTTCCAAATGCGTTGAATGAACTTGTACCATTTGTTGAATAAACTGTAACAACATCTGTTGCCGCCAAAGTAGCGCCACTAGTGTATGTAAAAGTAGCGGTTGCACTTAAAGCAAGGTTAAAAACAATGTAATGCTTGTTTTCTAATGTTGCACCAGCGGGGCGAATAGCAATGCGTACTGTGTCCGCTGTTCCACCAGTATTGACAACATTGATTGTTGAAACAACCGCTTGTGTTCCGTTAGGTACGGTGTAAAGGGTTGAGTCAGACGCCGCAGTTGGCGCAGATTGTCCTAATACTTTGTATGTGGTTGCCATTATTCTCCCCTTTTACATTCCGCCGAGCATTAAAATGTCAGGCATTGCTGATGCGTTTGTTCCTTCAGTACCCTGCACACCAGTTAAGCCCTGAGTACCAACTAAGCCTTGCAAGCCAGTTGTTCCCTGAACTTGAATACCCTGAGTGCCTTGAACACCCTGCGTACCCTGCGTTCCAATAGTACCTTGAATTCCCTCAGTGCCTTGAATTCCTTGCGCACCAGTTTGACCAGTTGCACCTTGAGTTCCAGTTAATCCTTGAACTCCTTGTGTACCAGTAATTCCTTGCAGTCCTTCAATACCTTGAGTTCCGTTAGTACCTTGAGTACCAGTTGTTCCCTGCGCGCCATTTAATCCGTCAGTACCTTGAGATCCAGTAACACCCTGCAATCCCTCAAGTCCTTGAGTTCCTTGTGTGCCTTGTGTTCCAGTAGTTCCCTGGCTACCAGTAATGCCCTGAGTTCCCTGTGTTCCTTGAGTGCCTTGCAAACCTTCAGCACCCTGCGCGCCTACTGTTCCCTGCGCACCAGTTTGTCCTTGAGAACCAGTTACACCTTGCACTCCTTGAGTACCCTGCAAACCTTCAATACCTTGTGCGCCAGTCTGACCCTGCGCTCCAACAAGTCCTTGAGTTCCAGTCGTACCCTGCAAACCTTCAGTTCCCTGAACACCTTGCAAGCCCTGAGTTCCCTGCGCACCTGTCGTACCTTGCGCACCAGTAACTCCTTGAACACCAACGCTTTGAGTGATCAATGCAATGTCTGAAGTGTTTGCAAAGTCTGTTGTGCCTGTTCCGCCTGACTCTAAAAGAGTTACAGGAAAAGTAAAGTAACTGTTGGGAACATTTGTTGGTGTACCGTTTACAGTCCACTCTTGATAATTATTTGAATTGTTTTTATCTTGAATGAAGAAAATGTCACCATTTTTAATGTTTGCTAATAATAAATCAATGTCCTCACCTCTAGTTGTTAAGTGAGATACATAAATGTTTGTTGAGTTAATTTGTGTTGAGTTATTCCACATAATCTGAGCATTGCTCGGTGGTGGTGTTTGTGAGTTTGCTCTTGCCTGGTATTCAAAAATAGATGATGATGTACCGCTTGCGCCAGTATTACCCTGCACACCTTGAATACCATTTAAGCCCTGAACACCCTGGCTACCAATAGTTCCCTGTACGCCTTGTGTTCCCTGCGCTCCAACAGTTCCCTGAATTCCATCTAATCCTTGAGAACCTGTTGTGCCTTGTATGCCAGTTAAACCTTGAGAACCTGTTGCGCCTTGCGTTCCAGTAATTCCCTGAATACCGTCATTGCCC